AAGCTCTCGACCTTGCTGCGTGACTTGCAGGAATTTACCTGTTGCCATGATAATGCTCCTATATTGTGGGGTTTTTGGTGAGCATTCCGGGCAATGCCCGGCGCACCTAATGCGTACGTGCGTAGTATGTAGCGTTAGTCCAGTCCTTAAAGGATCTCCATAAATCCCCTTTATGGCAATAATATCGGCCATCGTCAGGATTCCAGGATAACATCCAGCCGTTTAAAGCCCCTTGGTCTATGCAAGGTTCATTCCCACAATATATCCGTCGTTTCATAATTATCCCTTTCCATCGGCACCATTGCCGGGAATACTCACCAATTACCCCGATTGTTAAGGATCGACCCGACCCGAGAATCCCCGGCGGGATGGATGCGATGCGCTGCGTCCATGTATGTATAATACCCCCGTCTTGGGGGAATGTCCAGTGATTACAAATTCCTCAATGAAATCAATGGGTTACAGACCCCCCACACCCGACCCCCCGCGACCCTGCCAGTCGCTATAGGTATATCCACGCAGGATTTTTTGATAGGTCTGGAATAAAAGGGGACAATAAAGTACAGCCCTTGACACTCACGCAAGCCGAGGATATAAGGGAAGGGAGGGGTGGGTAACCCGCCCGCTCGCCTACCAAGGAGCCCGCCGATGGCAATCCAGAAGATCAGTTACACGCACGAACAGATTTTGAACTGGCTCGTGCTTAATCCGCACGTAAGTCTGCGGGAATGCGCCGACCACTTTGGCTATACACAGCCCTGGCTGTCGACCCTCATTCATTCGGATATTTTCCAGGCGAAACTTCGGGAGCGCCAAATGCAGGTGGCGGCGCGCGTGGCGCAAAGTATTCCGGAAAGGCTTCAGGTCGTTACGAATATTGCGCTGGAGAAGCTGGCCGAAAAGGTCGCGGAAAGTGAAGATCCGGAGTTCATTCTTGACGCGGCGGATAAGGCGTTACATCGAATGGGCTACGCCCCCGCCAGTGCCCGCAACCCCGCCGGCTCCCCTGCACAGGGGAATGTGCAGAATCAAACGAATGTCTTTATGCTCGGGGCGAATGACCTGGCCGAAGCCCGTCGGATTATGGCGGCTTCCGCGGCCCCGCAACTTGAGCGTGAGGTTGTAGGGGAAGTGGTGAATGAATAGTCCGCCCCCGGCAAATTTTAATCCCGCTCGGAATATCCTTCATGCCGAGTTTACTGATCCCCCCACACTTCGTCGACGGAGGTATACAGGACGCCGACTTCAAGGTGTTCGGTATGAGCGTTTGGTGCAGGATTATTTGTCCTTCCGTTTCGGGACGGATTATCTGGCGAGCCCCTGGATAAAGTTCTTCGGGGATGGGAAATGGCGCTGGTGTCAGCCCGACGGACTTTTATTTTCCCCCGCAAGCGGGCGGATTACTATAGTAGAGGTGAAGTATCAGCATACCGCTGACGCTTGGTGGCAAGTGCGGCATTTGTACCAGCCGGTGTTGGAGCATATTTTCCCCACGAGATTGTGGAAGTTCGATGCTTGTGAGATTGTGAAGTGGTATGACCCCGCGGTCGCCTTCCCGGAGAAGGTTGTACTGGCGAGTGAAGTTGATATGCCGCACCCTAACTTTAAGGTTCACATCTGGAAACCATGAAAAATACCTCGGAATATTACAGTTGGAAATGTATGCGAGCTCGGTGCAATAATCCAAACTTTCCAAAATATCCTAGATATGGAGGTCGGGGTATTACGGTTTGCCCTGCCTGGGAGAACTTTGATCAATTTTTGGCCGACCTTGGGGCAAGACCCGCGGGAACAACTTTAGGTCGAATAGATAATAACTTAGGGTACTGTCCCTCGAACTGTCGTTGGGAAACTCCACAAACGCAAGCACGAAACCGGGGGATTCGATCTGACAATAGTTCAGGAGTTTCTGGAGTTGGTCGCTGTGGAAGTGGGTGGCGGGCATACACAGATATCGGTATGCATTTATACCGGGGGTCTTCTCTAGACTTAGCAATTCAGGCTCGTTTGGAATGGGAGGTTGTCGCATGGAAGCCTTGACCGGCATATCCCCCCGCGAAGCGGTGCAGCTCGGCGCGACGTCGCTGACGATGTACGGACGGCTTTTCTTCCCGAAGACCTTTCGGCAGGGTTCCCCTAAATTTCATGAGGATATTGGCCGTGCCCTCTATAATCCCGAAAACAGGCAGGTTGCCGTGGAGGTGTTCCGAGATGGCGCCAAGACAACCCTCCTCCGAACCTTCACAAGTCAGCGAATCGCCTACGGAATCTCTCGTACAATTTTGTTTATCAGCGCCAGTCAGGGGCATTCGATTCTATCCTTGCGGTGGATCAAGCGGCAGGTTGAGCATAATAAGCTCTGGGCCTCTACCTTCCGTCTGCGGAAAGGTGCAAAGTGGACTGACGAAGTTGTCGAAATCTGGAATGATACGATAGATGCCCCCATTACGTTGATGGCCTTGGGGATTACGGGGCAGTTGCGAGGGTTTAATATTGATGACCATCGCCCGGATCTGATCATTTGCGACGACACCAGCACTGATGAGATGACTTCGACGGCTGAGCAACGGAAGAAGTATGACGAACTTTTCTTCGGCGCCCTTATTAACTCCCTCGCGCCCCGCAGTGAGTGCCCGGAGGCGAAGGCAGTTTTGCTGGACACCCCGAAGTCGAAGTTCGATTTGATCGAGTCCTGCATGGCGGATTCGGCGTGGACGGGACTGCGCTTCGGGATTTTTGATGCTCATGGGGAATCCCGCTGGCCTGACCGATACCCAACGCATGAGTTGCGGAAAGTTAAAGAAGATTACACGCGAACCGGACGACTTCCTGTGTGGATGCGGGAGAAGGAGTGTAAGATTATCGCTGAGGAACTTGCGGCGTTTCGGCAGGATAATCTACTTTATTGGGATACTGTCCCAGAGAGACTTTCCGTAATCCTCGCGATTGATCCGGCGATCAGTGACTCCAAGGAGGCCGACGATAATGTGGTGGTAGCGCTTGGCTTCTATAAGTCCGATGTGTATATTTTAGATTATGTAGCCGCGACTGGGCAAACTCCCGAGATGGTGACGAAAACCGTCTTTGAATTTACGCGAAAATATCGCCCTATGGCGCTGGTGGTCGAATCCATCGGGTATCAGCGGGTTCTTGCTTGGTTCTTGGAAAAGGCTATGCGGGAACAGCGGGTGTTTCTGCCGGTACATCAGGTGCAGGACAAGCGTCGGAAGGCGGATAGGATTATCCAGGCACTTGGCGGGCTGTCGGGGTATGGGAAGTTAAAGTGCCTTCCCTCTCACGCGAAGTTTATTGAGCAATTTACTGAATACAGTCCTTCCTATGGGGGGCATGATGACGTTCTTGATGCTATTGCGCTTGGGGTAACCTGGGCTGAGCAGAGGGGCGTTTCCGATTGGATTGAAGGGGAGGCGATAGAAGTTGATGAAGACCTTCCGAAACTTAACTTTAGGGCTGCGCCATGAGTGATCTACGTCCAGGGATTGTCGAGGTTCGTGCAGGAAGTCCCCTGCATGAGAGGGTAATTAAGGCTTTCCGCTCTCGCCTTCAAATGTCTAAATCCGCACACGAGCGGAAGCGGCAGGATAAGTGGCAGGATGCGGAAGATTCGTTCCTGATGTATATGCCGGAGAAAGAGAATGATCGACTTCGGAAGGAGGCGCGTTCGAGTGGGCGCCCGCAATATACTACAATCAGCATTCCGTACTCCTACGCAATGTTGATGACGAGTCATACTTACTACACTTCCGTGTTCCTGGCGCGTAATCCGATTCTCCAGCTTCAGGGGCGACATGGCGAAGCCCAGACCGCGGAAATGGCGATGGAGTCGCTGTTGGATTATCAGCTTTCCACGGGCGGACTGGCTCCGTTGTTTGTGTGGTTACTGGATGTGGGGAAATACGGCCACGGTGTGCTGGGGCACTATTGGGACGAAGAAGATATTACAGTTACCGAATCCGTTCTCCAGCCGAAGATGTTCCTCGGCGTCCCTCTCCCCGGAACGGAGGAGGCGGTTTCACAGACCCGGACTGTGAAGGGTTTTGTGGGGAACCGGCTATATAATGTTCGCCCGCAGGACTTTTTCAATGATCCGCGCTTGCCTTTGGGGCGTTTTCAGGAGGGTGAGTATTGTATTACTTACGATAAGGTTGGCTGGAATAAGATTCAACGCGGGAAAGCCGCGGGGCGGTATTATAATGTCGAGCGGATTAAGAAGGAGAAGTACGCTTCTGGTGAAGAAGATACCAACAGTGGAACGGAATTTCAGTCTCCGCGCGACGATCTTGACGTTTCGCAACTTGAGGATACGAAACCCGCCTGGGTTTCGTTGTATGAGTTTTATTGGGAAATTGTCCCGTCCGAGTGGGGGCTGAGTTCATCGACTCAACTCGAAAAGTGGGTTTTTGTTATTGCGAATAAGACGACGGTTATTTCCGCGCAACCCCTTGGGCTTCGCCATGGCAAATATCCTTTCGACGTGATTGAACTTGAGATCGACGGATATGCTATCTACAATCGTGGAATGCTGGAAATTCTGCAGCCGTTGAATGAGACGATTGAATGGCTTTTTAATAGTCATTTCTTCAATGTCCGCTCGGCGTTGAATAATCAGTTCGTCGTAGATCCCTCCAGGGTGGTGACGAAGGATTTGGAGGATCCGAACCCCGGAAAACTTATCCGACTCAAGCCCGCCGCCTACGGCTCCTCTGTGAGGGATGTGGTGACGCAGCTTCCCGTCAGTGACATTACTCGCGCGAATCTTTCCGACGTAGATGTTGTGGGGAGTATTGCTCAGAGAATTCTTGGGGTAACGGATAATGTGATGGGGATGGTAAATGCTGGTGGGCGAAAGACAGCAACGGAAGTTCGCTCGTCAACGACTTTCAGTGTGAACCGGCTGAAGACAACATGTGAGTGGTTCTCCACGACCGGCTTTACTCCGTTAACGCAGAAACTTGTCGTGTCGACGCAACAGTTGTATTCGCTTGAGCGAAAGTATCGCATTGTGGGGGATATGGCGCAGTGGGCGGAGCGCTACATTAATATTACTCCTGATGATATTCAAGGATTTTTCGACTTTACCCCTGTGGACGGTACCATGCCTGTGGATAGGTTTGCCCAAGCGAATTTATGGAATCAACTGTTGGGGACGATCTCCCGTATGCCTGGGATTGCGATGAGTTATGATCTTCCGAAAATCTTTGGCTTTATTGCACAGTTGTCGGGGATTAAAAATATCAATCAGTTCCGGGTGCAGGTTGTTCCGGATGCGCAGCTTGCGGCGCAGGCGCAGGCGGGTAATCAGATTCCGATGCGAACGAATCTGAGTGAGCCGGGGCAAATCCCTGGGATGGGGAGTACGGGGTGAGTGATTCGAGTGATGTGTTAGCTGACCTTCATTATCAGCGGCGGGGGTGGGAGAAGTTGATCGAAACCCCCGAATGGGGGACATTGATCCGTGTACTGCAGGATCAGGCAGACGCCCTACAAGCAAAGGTAGTTTTTACACCTTTAACGCGAGGTGATGATATTTATCTGCAGGAATTTATGAAAGGGCAACTTGAGGGGCGCTTGTCAATCTCCAACACAGTGGAGACATTGATGGAGCAACTTGATGTGCAGATCAGACAACTGACGGAGGTACAGAATGAATCTTGAAGAGAGTAATGATGTAGCGGCGACAGCCGAGGCATCCCCAGCTGCGGATGAGCCTACCGGCTCGCCCGAAGTTAACTGGTCTGAAATTGCCGATGGCCTTGAGGAAGATGATTCCTCTGACAATGGTGTGTTAGCAGTTGAAGGTGATGCGGAGGTGCTTGGGGAGTCTGAAACTCCAACGGCGCCCGCGGCAACACCTGCGCCAACCGCTACCCCGACGACGGCGGAAGTTCCCCCTCCACCAACCGCCCAGTCCCCCACACCGGCGCAAGAACCTACGCCTCCTGCGCCATCGGCTCCTGAACAGCCCGCACAACCAGTAGTTGATTACAACGAGTGGCGAAAGACGCAACTTGAGTCGTTGGAAAAGGTTTATAAGCTCGACGAAGAGACTTCTAACCAACTTCTAACCGAACCCGAGGTGGCGCTTCCGAAACTCCTGGCCAATGTGCATTTGGCGGTTTTGGAAACTGCAATGAAGAGTGTAACTTCTGTGTTGCCCTCGATGCTGACGGAGCTTCAAACGTCATCGTCGCGGGAGCAGCAGGCGGAAGAGCTTTTCTATAGCCAGAATCAGGATCTGCGGGATGCGAAGTATAAGTCCGCGATTCTTGAGTTTGGGCAAATGTTTAGGAAAGTTAATCGCGATGCTCCTGCAGAAGAGGCGGCCAGAGTTATTGGTAATATGGTTCGAACGGCTTTTGGATTAGCGGCTCCTGTGCAGGCTTCGGCCCCGCCGGTAGCAACTCCTCCCGTTGCGGCAAAGCCGGCGCCCTATGCGCCCGTCCGCGGTGGTGGTAGTGCAGCGACTCCTCCGGCCGCTCAAAATGTCTGGGCTTCTTTAGCTCAGGAATTTGAATCGGAATATTAAGGAGATTTATTATGGCTATTGCTGGCCTCCGTGGTACTGGTGATTGGGCGACCGACGAGCGTCCGAAGAACTTTCGTGAAACGATCCTGTGGCGTTCCCCGAACGGCCGGGCCCCTTTGACCGCCCTGCTGTCGAAGATGAAATCCGAGTCGACGGATGATCCGGAATTCGCCTGGTATGAGGAAGAACTGAATGCGCTGCGTTTGAGTGTCAACTATTCGACCGGCTACACTTCGTCGGATACCTCGATCGTCGTGACCTCGAATGTGACCGACGCGCAGGACTGCGTTGCGGGCGACGTGTTCTTGGTGGAAAAGACCCTGACCACTGCCTACGACCACGAAATTCTGGTTGTGTCGAGTGTTACCGATACGGCTACTATCGTGTTCAAGCGTGGTCAAGCTGGTACCACCGCAGCCGCCATCGCCGATACCACGAAGCTCACGAAGATCGGTAATATGTATGCGGAAGGTACGGCTTCCCCCGACGCCTCCATGCGTAACCCGACGAAGCTTTATAACTATTGCCAGATCTTCAAGACGGCATACGAGATCACTGAGACGGCCAAGCATACCCGCACCCGTACTGGCGATCCGGTGAAGAACGATAAGAAGCGGAAGATGTTCGACCATTCCGTCTCTCTTGAGTTCGCCATGCTGTTCGGCAAGCGTTATGAAGGTACCGGCTCGAATGGTAAGCCCGCCCGCTTTACTGGCGGTCTGCTGTGGGCCCTGTCGCAGTATGCGTCGTCGATGATTACTGTGTTTTCGACAACGCCGACCGAGACGACCTTTACCGACGCGGTATATAAGGTGTTCGATTACGACACCGGCGCTGGGGATGAGCGGATTGTCTTTGCGGGCAATGGTGCGCTGAATAGTCTTAATAAGCTCGCCGCAACGCAAACTCGTACCCGCGTGAACTTCGATGGTATCGTCGACGTCTATGGGATGAAGCTCCAGCGTTGGGTTCTGCCGCAGGGTACGATCTATGTCAAGTCCCATCCGCTGTTCAATACCCATACTCGTTTCACCAACGATATGGCGATTATTGATCCGACGGCGCTGAAATATCGTTATGTCCGTGATACGATGTTTAAGGATAACATCCAAAACAACGACGAGGACACGACGAAAGGGCAGTGGTTGACGGAAGCCGGCCTTGAGATGGAGCATGCGAAGACCTCAGCTTGGATCAGTAATTTTGTAGTTTAATCTGTGGTGGTGTAGTTTTGGGGGTGGGTAATTCTAAATTATCCGCCCCCATTTTCTTTTGGAGACTTCCATGCAACAAAAACTGCAAAACATTATCCAGGCCCGCGGAAATGGGAAACTTGACTTAGTCA